TGATGCTCAGGTCTGCCGCGGTGGTGCAGTCCCGCAAGTCGTCAGCGACAACGCGATTGCTGAACGCATACGGAAGAAGGGGGGTGATCTATCCGCCTGGGTGTTCGGAATCGACGGACACGAATTCTATTGCCTTACCATTCCGGGGCAAGGCACATTCGCATACGACGCATCGACTGAGATGTGGTCGGAGTTCGCCACGCTGGGTAAATCCACTTGGGCCGCACGAGTAGGTTATGACCGGCAAGGCACGATACTTTGCGGATCCGACACAAACGGCGCAGTATGGCGCGTGGATCCTGATAGCGGGACGGACGATGGTCTAGCGATCGAGCGCATTGTTACCGGCACTGTGGGCTTCATCGGGGCGATTGGTCGCAATGACAGCCTTAGCGTTGGCGTTGGCTGCTCTGCTAGCACAACCGTGCGTATCCGCTGGATGGACGGCCAGGACGGCTACCCCGATTATTATGACGAGCTGACGATACGCGCGCCATTCGACGTGGCAAGCCTGTGGCGCCTTGGTCGTCCGCAGCAGCCTTATCGTACGGTCGAGGTGTCGTGCATCGCCCCGGAGCGCATCCGTCTTGCTGGCATGGTGGCGAACGAAGCATGGCGGTAGCACCTAGCCCTATCCGCATTCCAAACTTGCAACAGTCGAACCCGATTGTTGATCGGGAAGGTCGTATGACGACCGAGTTTGCGAGGCGGTTAAATGACATTTTGAGCCAGATTGTTACTCTCTTGAATGCCATTGCACTGCTGCCTGAAATACAAAACCAGCTGGTGAACTTGGACGCCGCGACTCAGGCCGCTTTGGATGCCGCTGCCTCCGCTGCTGCGCTGACTGACGCGACCAAGCGCGAACAGGCACTGGTCAACTCGTATATTGAGCCGGATTCGGTGCTTACTGCCAGCCCTACGGTTATCACCATCGCACCGCATACCCGGATGTATGCAGACGGCACATCCGCACCCCTCAATGGCGGCACTGCCACCGCTACCGGCAGCGGCGACACGGATTATGTTTCCTATGTTGATCCCGAGCGCGATGGCGGCACTGTGACCTATGTCGTCAGTACGACGCCGCCCGTGCAGACCGGGGACACGCATGTTGTCGGCGCTGTGCTTATTCCTGCTGCCGGTACATCTGATGGCGGCAGTGGCCCGCGGCGCCCTGGTTATGTGGAAGCGAAATTCCAGAACGCGGATGAAGCATGATGCAAAGGGTTGACGATCCCGAGCTGGTCAACGCTATCGGTAATGACGCATCGGTTCGGGAGCTGATGTTCCTTGGCGCCATGTATCCGCCAAATGATCTGGATTTTACACCGTGGGTTGAGGATCCGCGAAACGTCATCCTGATCGATGAGGGTTTCTGCGCGATGTTCGTGTGGCGCGGACCCGGCATCTACGAATGCCATTTGATGGTTCGTAAGGAAAATCGTGGAGCCTCTGCTGTGAGAATTGGCCGCAAGATGCTGGAATTTATGAAGACGCAGGGCGCGAAGATTGTCTGGGGACAGCCGTCGATATACAATCGCGCTGCCATCTGCTATATTCGGCGAATGGGATTGAAGCCTGCTGGGTTCGGCAGGGATGCAATCGCAGGCGAGGTTCAGTATTTTGTGACGGAAGGTCTGTAAAATGCCACCAGTTGTCATTGGAGCGGGCATTGCCGCAGGCGGCTCCCTTCTTGGCGGTGCAATCCAGTCCAGCGCTGCCAAAAAGGCGGCCAAAACGCAGGCCGCCGCCGCAGCTTCGGAGCAGCAGCGCCTACAGCAGAACCAGCAATATATTACCGGCCTTAACCAGCCTGCCATCGATCGCGGCAATGCGGCTGGATCGTTGGCGGGGAACTTCCTCGGGCTATCTGGCGGGGATGCCGCGCAACAGGCTCTGTCCACCTATCGAGGTTCGACGGGGTATCAGGATCTCGTCAATACCGGCTTGGGTTCGGTGAGCGCAAACGCCTATGCACGCGGTCTTGGCGGATCCGGCGCCACTCTAAAAGCTTTGCAGGCAAAGGGCATGGCGCTGGCGGATCAGTCTTCAAGCAACTGGCTCAACGGTTTGCAGAACATCTCCAATCAGGGGCAGACGGCGATCGGGCAGGTTGCGGGCGCTGCGACCAACACCACCAACAACATCAACCAGGTGCAGCAGGGTGCGGCAGATGCGTCATCCAACGCGTCGCTTGCTGGCGGCGCAGCGTGGTCGGGTGCGTTGCAGAATCTGGCAAATCTGGGAAGTTATGCAGCGGGCGGGGGGCTTTCGTCCAGTTATACCAAAAGCGGCACTTCGCCAATCTATGGCGGACGTCTCGGGGGTATTTACTAATGGCCGTCAATTGGGGCCTCGCTGGCAACGGCTTCAACGCGCTGGAGGCGCTACAGTCATTTGGGCAAGCGCAGCAGCAGGGCCTTATCCAGCAACAGCGGCAGGTACAGGCTGAGCAGCAACAGCGCTCGATGCAGGCCCGACAGCAAGCGGGTGGTGCGCTGGCGCAAGGCGATTATCGCGGCGCTGCGCAGGCGGCATACGCATCGGGAGACATCGATCTAGCCAAGCACATTGAGGGATTGCATCAGGACCAGCAGAAGCAGCTAGGCGATCAGGCAGACGTGCTAGGGAAGGTCGCGGCGGGTTTGCGGCAGCTCCCTGCCGAGCAGCGTGGGCAGGCTTTGCAGCAATACGCCCCTGCTTTGATGCAGCGCGGCATCAGTCAACAGGATCTGGCGCACGCTGCGCAGGATCTGTCTGACGGTGCGCTTGACGGCTACATCAATTCGGCGCGGTCAATCACCGACACATTAGCGTCTGGACGCGTTAAGTACATGGCAATTCCGCAGGGTGGATACCTACAGGGCTTTGATGCCATGACTGGTGCGCCTATTGGTGATACGTCACCACCGCCTGCCGCGCCAGCACAAGCCGCGCCAACTCAACAGGGCGGTGGTGATCTTGAGGCGTTGGCGCAACAAGCAATTGCAGCCGGCGCAGATCCAACGGCAGTTCGCGCCCGCCTCGCACAGATGAAGGGAGGTGCGCCCTCGCAAGGGGGTGCGACGTTTCCCTGACCCCATGCGCGCGCCCGGTACATTGACGAGTGGACGCCGCACTGTTGCTGGTAATGCAGCGGTGGGCGGTGTACGTACTAGTCATCATTTGACGGGGGATGGCGTGGATTACGCGAATACGTCTGTTGCAAAGTTGCAGTCATATTTTGGACCGCGCGCGCGTTATCTGGATGAAGGCGATCACGTCCATGTTACTTTGCCTGGGTATGGCAAGGTCCCGTATTTCGGCCGCAGGGGTTCGCAGTAATGGCGCAGGTTAATCCGTTTGCTGATCTGATTCCTGCCCAGCCCGCGGCACAGACTGGCGCGCCGCCTGCCCGCATCTATGGCGGACCCAAGACGGTCGATCCGCTGGAACAGGCGCGCTTCGGGCTGGCGGTTAATTCGGATGCGCGAGCTGCGGCTGCGGCCGAAAGGGCTGACGCGACGGCACAGCGTGCAGCGGCGGCGGAAGAACGCAAGATTCTGCTCGACCAGAAAAAGCTACAGGTCGATAGCCGCCTGACCGAGAATGAAGGCAAGACCACCGCATTTTATAATCGTGCGCTCGGTGCAAATCGTGATTTTGAAAGCAGCGGCGTTGCCGATGATCCCCGTGGTTATCTAGCGCAGACGGCTGCGGATATATTGCCAGAAGGGATCACGAATGCATTCAGCAGCCCGCAGCGTCAAAAAGCGGAGCAGTCGAAGCGGGATTTCATTGCCGCCAGCTTGCGCTACGAATCGGGGGCGGCGATTTCTCCTGCGGAATTTGATAAGCAGGACAAGATTTTTTTCCCGCAGCCTAACGAGGGGCCGGAAGTAATCGCACAAAAGGCGCGCGCTCGACAGCGTGTTATTGAAAGCTTTCAGATCGGCGCAGGACGCGGAGCAGAGCAGGTCAATGCGCTACAAGGCGGCAATGTCCAATTCAACGACCAAGTCCCCGCACAGCGCAGCGACGCCGTAAACCTGACCGCCGAACAAAAGGCCGCATTTCAGGCACTGGCGCAGTCTGGCGCATCGCCTCAGTCTTTGCAGGCGCTGGCCAACGGCTTTGGCCTCAAGGCGTCGGACGAAGAATTGCAGGGCTTGGCACAGTTCTACACCAAGCCAGAGAATCGCAGCATCGCGCCCACGGTCAACGTGGACAACGAGGTGCAGGCGATCAACCCGAACGATGGCGCTGCGGGTGCTTTCGCGCGCGGCGTGGCCAACACGGGGTCACTCGGCTTCGTCAACCGCTTGGGTGCGCTTGCGGATGCAGTTGGCGGTGAGAATTACGACGAGGCGTTGGATCGCCGCAGGGGATACGATGCATATGACGAACAGAACAATCCCCTTGCGCGAGGTGTGGGGCAATTCGCTGGTGGTTTCGCGGTTCCTCTTGTGGGGAGTGCAACCGCAGCCAATCTTGGACGAAACGGTGCCGCAGCGGGCGCGCTATACAGTCTGGGTAATTCCTACGGCGATGCTAGCTCTCGCGCTCTTGAAGTCGGCAGTGGGGCTCTAGCTGGCGGCGCGCTTGGCTATGGACTTGGGCGCGGGGCTGAATGGCTGGCGGCGCGTGCGGGCAATGTGCCGCCTGGCGGGGGTGGCGGGGGTAGTGGCGCGGAACTGATGGCTGCGGCGGGGCGCCTCAATGAGGGCGTGCCTGCTGCCCAGCAGATCAATCCGTTGCCCGCTGATGTGGGTGGGCCGATGACGCGCCGCTTGACGGCTTTTGCGGCACAAGGGCCTTTATCGGCGGGTCCTGTCATCCGCGGCGGGCAGAGGCTGGAAGAGAACGTCGCTGGCGCCCGCGATCGGATTGCAGCAAGTGTCGGTAGCGCTATGCAGCCCGTCGAGGCTGGTGAGGCGGCGCAGCAGGGCGCGCGGACGTATATCGACCAATCCCGCCAGCAAGTAGGCAGGCTTTACGATCGCGCGCGTGAAACGGCTGGTGCGGTAAAGCCTACGCCGGAGCAAGCGCTCGCTACTGTTGATGCCAATTTGCGTGAGTTGGCGGAAACGCCCAACACCAGCGCCCCGGTCACGAAAGCGCTAGAAAATCTGCGCGGGGATCTTAGCGCAGAAGGCGGCTTGTCGATCGACGCTCTGCGCCGGTTGCGTACCA